GGTTACACACCCTGCGTGGTTTGAGACAGGCCAAGGAGCGCCAGACTTTAAACCAAATCAACACAGTTATAACTCGAAAGAGGATGTAGGTTACGTATGGGACACAGAGCGCGTGTTTAACAATCTGTATAAGGATGACGAAGATGATGCGTAGATACTATAAATCTGGAGGTAAGATTTGTTCAAAAGGTAAATCTTGGGCGAAACGTACATTTGATACGTACCCCAGTGCGTACGCTAATATGGCAGCATCTAAATACTGTAAAGATCCTAACTACGCTAAAGGTAGCAAAGGGAAGAAAAAATGACGTTAACTAAAGGTAATAAAAAGAAAGTTAAGAAAGTTATAAAAGGTTTAAAAAAAGCCTCTAAACTACATGCAGGGCAGGCTAATACACTTAAAAAAATGGTTAGGAAGAAAAAATAGTGGGCGACCTAAAAAAATGGGTAGACCAAGATTGGGTCAGAATTGGCACAGACGGTAAGGTCAAAGGCAAATGTGGTACTTCTAAGAACAAGAAAAATCCAGATAGATGTCTCCCAAGGAGTAAAGCTAACAGCCTAAGTAAATCACAAAGAGCTACAACAGCACGGAAAAAGAAGAGTTCAGGGAAAACTGTAGTAAAAAATACTGAAGCTGCTACAGTACGTCTTGCAGGGGGTGGTTTGGCCCGTAGAAAAAAAGATATTGCTAGAGGATGTGGCGCAGTACTAGAGAGTAAAAGAAAAATGACCCAGTATGTATGAGTACACTTTTTAAGGAATAGACAATGGCTACTTCGGGAACTACCGCCTTTGATATGGACTTCACAGAGATTGCTGAAGAAGCGTGGGAACGTGCTGGGCGTGAAATGCGCTCTGGGTATGATCTAAGGACTGCTCGCAGGTCTATGAACTTAATGACAATTGAGTGGCAGAACCGTGGCATTAATATGTGGACTATAGATAGCGGTACAGTGACACTGGTATCAGGCACTTCACGGTATGATCTTCCAGCAGATACAGTAGATCTTCTTGAGCATGTAATTCGTACTGATAGTGGGAGCACTACAAAACAAGCTGATCTTACCATAAATCGTATCAGTGTGAGTACCTACGCCGCTATCCCAAACAAGTTAACACAAGGTAGACCTATCCAAGTTTGGGTTGAACGGTTAGCCGTCCCAAAAATTAATGTGTGGCCTGTACCCGATAAAAGTGGCTATATATTTGCGTATTGGCGTATACGGCGAGTAGAAGACGCAGGTAGTGGTGTAGAAACATCGGATATGACATTTAGATTCCTACCGTGTCTTGTAGCAGGATTAGCGTACCATATTGCTATGAAAGTTCCTGAACTTGTTGATAGGGTACAGATGTTAAAAGCAGTGTATGAAGAAGAATTTGATAGGGCCGCAAGTGAGGATAGAGAAAAAACTTCGGCTATTTTTGTGCCGCGTATAGGTAGTATATAATATGGCTAGAGCGTTTGCTTCAAATAAAAAAGCTATAGCAGAGTGCGATATTTGTGGATTTCAGTATAAATTAAAAGAGTTGCGCAATATATTCAAAAAAGGTAAAGATACTAACATAAAAGCGTGTCGTGAGTGTTGGGGTCCAGACCACCCGCAGAATAAATTGGGTGAACTTCCTGTACACGATCCACAAGCAATACGTAATCCACGCCCCGATTTTGCAGGGCGCGATAGCAGTAGAAATATACAATGGGGATGGAACCCTGTGGGTCATGGGAAGAATATTTATGATTTGACTACTAATAACCTAGAAGCAATTGGAGCCATAGGTGATGTAACTGTAACAACCACATAGAGGTGCAATTATGATGAAGAAAAAAGGCTACGCCAAAGGCGGCAAGATGATGAAAAAAGGTTACGCTAAAGGTGGAAAACTAAGTACCAAAGGTGGATCTAAAGGCGGAAAAATTAAAATGCGCGGTGCAGGCGCTGCGACTAAAGGTTTTTACTCAAGAGGGCCAATGGGTTAAGATATGAACTACGCTTCACTTAAAACAAATATTGCCGATATATGTGAAACAACTTTCACCGCTGACCAGCTTGCCATGTTTACGCAACAAGCAGAAGAAAAAATATTACTAACAGTAGATATACCTGCGTTACGTAAATTAGATGACGGGCCTTTGTCGGGTACAAACAAACTCTACACATTACCCACCGATTATTTGTACACATACAGTATAGCTATCGTAAACAGTAGCACACACACATTTTTGTTAAACAAAGACGTTAACTTTTTACATGAGGCGTACCCTATCAATACTAGCGCTCACCACGGTGTACCTAAGTTTTACGCTCAGTACAGCGAAACACAGATTCAGTTAGTGCCTACACCCGATGCAAACTACGTGCTTGAACATATATATGGGTATTATCCCACGTCTATTGTAAGTGGTAGCACGTCTTGGCTTGGGGATAATGCGAGTGCGGCTCTGTTAAACGGAGCTTTAATTGAGGCTATACGGTTCCAAAAAGGTGAACCTGATGTAGTCGCTATATATGAAAAACAATACGCACTATCTTTAGGGTTACTAAAACAACTTGGAGATGGTAAGTTAAAACAAGATATGTACCGTTCAGGACAGTATCGCGCGAATGTGGGTTAGAGGTATAAATGGCTTTTACTGGTAATTATTTATGCACATCATTTAAAGTGGCTCTTTTAAATGGAGAGATGGACTTTAGCAGTGATACATCACAGTCATTTAAGATTGCTTTATATACATCTAGCGCGACTTTGGACGAGACTACAACGGCGTACTCAACGACCAACGAGGTCTCAGGTACAGGTTATACAGCAGGTGGTAACACGTTAACAATAGCTACCAATCCTACGAGTGATACAGGCGGGACTGTAGCGTACTTAGATTTTAGCGACACCACATGGACAAGCTCTTCAATAACAGCGAGAGGGGCGCTAATATATAAATCTGGGGGTACAAACCCTGCAGTGGCTGTGTTAGACTTCGGAGCTGATAAAACGACAAGTAATGAAACTTTTACAATTACGTTTCCTACTTCATCTGCTACTACTGGGATTATAAGAATAGGTTAAAGGATTAAAACATGGCAAGTGTATATACAAATGATCTTAGATTAGAAGAGATTGGCACAGGTGAGCAAGCGGGAACGTGGGGCGATACCACTAATACAAATCTAGAGTTAATTGCCGAAGCATTTAGTTATGGCGCAGAGGTGATGGCTGATGCTAATATTACTCTTACAATAGCAGATGGAGCTTCAGATGAATTGCGTTCTTTTTATATTAAAATTACGTCAAGTACAAATCTTACCGCAACTCGAACTGTAACACTCGCACCAAATGATCTTAGTAAAGTGTGGATGATCGAAAATGCTACTGGTGGATCACAGATCATAACAATTAAACAAGGTTCAGGGGCAACTGTAAATATTGCTAACGGGCAAGTTAAGATGATAGCCACTGATGGTGGTGAGTCTACAGGCATTGTTTATGATCTATTAACAGATGTGGAGCTTGCAGGTACAACCACTGCCACTGCTTTGACTGTAGATGATGTAGCTATAGACGGTAAAGTTATTACCATGACAGGCTCTAGTGGCGACACCGCTACAATGACTGTAGGTACAAACGGAACTTTAGCTGTCACAACTACAGACGGGTCTGCTGCTGCTGCGAATATAACTATAACGGCAGATGGTACATTTGAAGCCGCAGGTACAACAGTTACTTTAAATTCTTCTGGCGGTATTACTTTAGATGCAGATGGTGGAACAATAACATTTGCAGATGATGGAGCTTCTCTTGGTACAATAACGTCGTCTGGGTATAGTGGCACGGCGGCTGTAGCTACCACAGTTACTGTAACGGCTAACAACAGCACAGCCGAAACAATTTTTCCTGTATTCGTAGATGGAGCAACAGGTACACAAGGAATAGAAACAGATACAGGGCTTACTTATAATCCTTCTACTGGGCTTCTTACCGCTACTGGGTTTTCTGGTAATTTAACGGGTACTTTACAAACTGCTGCACAAGGTAATGTTACAAGTTTAGGAACTCTTACAGCTCTTACTGTAGATCAAGTAGCTATAGACGGCGCAGTTA